GTCAGATCAACGACAACTCGATGACGTGCAAGGAACGCCATCATTTACCGGCAATGAGCCTGAGAGAGTTCCTATTGGAGAACCAATTGACGGAGGATTTGGTGCAAATCCTCCTGATACCCGGACTGATGCACCAAACGTTCCGCTCCCCACAAATCACAGTTGTGATCCAGTTGTGGTTGAGCCAGACCAGAATTCCACAGTAACCACACAAATTCTTAGCCATGTCTCACTTAAAATGACAACTGTGAGACGCACGATCGTGAACCTCCATATAGCTCAACGGCATATAGAGGCTTACATGACTAAGCATTGTGCGGACTGGGAAGGCACCCGGAAAATGGCTGTACGCGACCAGGTTTGTCTGAGATGGTTGGCCGGTGAAGGTGACGAGGCATTGATGTCTCGCGCCATTGGCGACCATAATGGCACTGATGTTCCCTTTGCATGGCTGATACGTTATGTTTTAGGATCTGCAGGGGCCAAGTCAGCCGAATTCTGGTATAGGAACCATCGCTTGGAAGGGAGGGCCATGGTGCAATCAGCACCATTGAGGAAGTACAAGTGGCACGTGCTGGCAATTAATTTTGCTTGTTTCGCAGCATTTGTACATGCGGCGCGGAAGGGACGCTTTAAATCAGGCCTTTTCGCAGGATTGGGGATGGCCTGTACGTCCGTTTTGAGCAAGTTTTTTGTTCAAATACGACGCACAGGTCATTCCTTTGGATTGACAATCCCGCAGACCCCGTGCACTCTGCTCTAAAGCACCCTTGGGTGAAATTGGTGAACAACATTCCATCGATTTTGTGCCGACACAGATATGCGACCATAAACACGGTTGCTGGTCTGTTGTCGACAAACCCGAGGGCTATCAAATTCCCATGACTGTGTATCATGGCTGCATTCAAAATGAATTGCGGTCACTGCACAATAGGCATTTGGTGAGCAGGGTGCACCCCTCCCTCCCGACGGTGCGAGCCGTGGCTAGGCACTTTCATAGTGTTAGGCCAAGGCGACGGTTCTGTACGCTTACAGACCAAGAGGTGATTAGGCTAACGCCAAGTCACCGGCGGGCGCGAGTCATCCAGGCCCTTGAAGATTATCAAACTAGAGGATTGATGTATAAAGATACACTGCTACATGGGTTTATTAAGCATGAGAAATCTGGTGATGACCGGAACGATCCCAATGAGTATAAAGATCCAAGACTCATTCAATATAGATCGTTTGTGTTCACAACGCAGTTTCAAAGAGTGTTAATGCCCATAGAGCACTGGATTTTTGGTTGGTGCCAAAAGTTTGAACCTTCAGGGAGTAGAGAAGAACAAATGTTTGCCAAGGGAATGACAACTAGGCAGACAGGTGGTTGGGTAAATCGACAATGGGGCAAATATGTCAGACCGAGGGCAGATCTTTATGATGTGTCCAGATTCGATGCTCACATGAATGAGTATGTGAGGGAGTTGATTGAGTTTGCCTTATATGTCGACTGTAACAAGGCGTGTTCAGAATTCGTCCGTGAGATGCGGCGTAACAAAGGTGTTACAAGATCTGGTATTAAATACAGATCGAGTTACACAATGGGTTCCGGTGAAGCTTGTACTTCACTGGGGGACAGTGTGGTTATGCTTGCAGTGGAAGAGTTTATCTACAAGGACGTTGAACACAGCAAAATCATCCTTGGTGACGATTCTGTCGTCATCTGTGAAGATGAGTTTGAGCCCAACTGGCGGATCTTCGAAGAATGTGGC